GCACCAGTTACTGATCCTGCAACAGTAATAGCTGTTTTTAAAGTTGCACTTCCAACATCACTTTCTGCAATTTGGAAACTAAATGCACCGCTTGATGCTTGTGCTGCTACTACAGAACTTGTAATGCTTGTGGCGCCTACTGCACTTCTTTTAAAGATTTTAAAATCTGATATTGGATCTGATTGCTCGCCTACATTAGATTTAACATATAATGCAGTAATCGCTAAGTTTGCACCGCCGCCGGCTGCATCTAATCCGTTTAGTGCTGCGTGTCCATTTGCATAGATTGGTGCGTCAAACTCATCAAATAATGCTGTATCAGAATTGAACTGCTTAACTCTCCATCTTGCACCACTGTTTGGTTCTGTTGTTTTAATCCATACAGAGCCACTTGGTCTTGGATTAGCGTCAGCAGTTTTATATGCTGGAACCTGTGTGTGTGGTTGAATAACTAAATCCGGAGCATAAAATGTTCCAGCTGTTAAACCTAAATCAGCTAACAAACTGTCACCTGATTCAGCATCAAGAATTAAATTAACGCCTTCGGAATAAATTTCTAATGCACCATTAACTGCTGCTGCTGTTACACCTTGTGCAACTAATGCAGCTTCGCTGTTTATTTTACTTGCAATTTGTGTTACAGTATCGCCTGGGTCAACAGTAATTGTATAAGCACTGTTGATCTGCATAGAAGCCCCTGTAGTTAAACTTGGGTTAGCAGTGGATCCTCTAACAACTGGATGGCTTTTAGCCCAATCGGTAGAACCAACTTGTACCCATGTTCCTGAATTGTTTTTGTACCAAATTACATTTAATGTTGTAATTGCTACAATAGCGTAAGAGCCAATTTGTCCAACTGAACCCTTAGGAGCACCTGGTGCATTTGCTGTGCCAGTAACTTGGTTTAACGATGTAATTACTATAGGAGTTTTTACTGTAAAACTTTGTCCGCCTGCTACTGTTGCAGCATTGCCATTCCATTCAAAAATACCGTAAGAAGTGTTTGCTGTGTCAAACCACCAAGTACCGTTTGCTGGGTCAGCAGTTGGAGCTGAACTTGATGCTTCAAGTTGTCCTAGGTCTACATCTGCTCTTACAACATATGCTCTGTTACTTACACCAAGTAAAGAGTATGCTGCCTGTAATCCATATTCATTTGTTTCGCCAGCGTGGATTGGATTATTGTTGTTGTCAACTTTAAAGACTGGGTCTCCAAAAGTTTCTACTAAGTCACGCTGTGATGTAATTAAGTAAGGTACACCGGCATTTGCTTTTGTTGTGCCCGGTGCTGTTCCTGTGCCGCTACCATTCTGTTTATTTTCAGAAGTAGCAACAAAAATCATTGGTACAGTGCCTGGTTCTGCGGGAGTGTAAAAACTCTCGTCAATAACGCTAACCTGTACTCCTGGTGATGATAAAGCCATTTTAATTCTCCTATTAAGTAAAGTACTTGTTATGTATATTTAGCAAACTCATATGAAAAGTTGTTGCTAAAGCCTATAAAAAAGGGGCGAAAAAGGTGAGCTAAATACAGTATGAGACCTTTATGCAAGTGCGGGCAACGGCCTGCGGCAATAAACTACTATAAAAGAGGCAAAGCCTACTATCGTAAACTATGCGAAGTTTGTTTAAAACATGGCAAAGTAGTCGGTGTGCCTAAATGGAAACAAGCAGGGTATATTAAAAAGGACACTTGCGAAAAGTGCGGCTTTACTTCAAAGCATTCAGAACAATTTAATGTATATCACATAGACGCAAATTTGACAAACTGTAGACCGTCAAATTTAAAAACAATTTGTGCTAACTGTCAAAGAATTATACAGAAAGAAGGTGTTCGTTGGAAGCAAGGAGATCTACTACCCGATTTCTAAGTTCTGATACAGTTTCGTTATTGTCTATAATTTGATCAAAATCTGTCCTGCCCCAAGCCCATTCTGAACTGTGTATATCTCTGGGTTCAACAGCACTAATCCTATAGTCAACAAACCACCCAGGTAACTGTCCTCTACGTACCCACCAAACGTTACCGCCAAGTTCTTGAATCATTTTTATTTCATTTGGAAAACGTGTATCTGGAACGACAAAATTAGTTGTAGGATTATCTAGTATTCTTTTTTTAACAAGACTTACCCAAATACCATCATAAAAACCTTGACGCATACACTCTGTGCCAAATTCTTGTAGGACTAACCTAGGCGTAATTTGCCTACCTGTTTCTTTAGTCCAAAACTCGTCAACTTTTTCGCGCCATTCCCGTGATTCGTTTGTATCGCCTTCTACCATATCTCGTGGCCAGTCAAACATTTCTGAAACAGCATCTTTAAGTTTATCAGCAAATGACACTTTTACAAAACCATGTTCTGCTACTAGCATATCTGCTACTGTGCCCTTGCCGCTGCCAATTAATCCGCACACACCGATTATCATTAAGGTTATCTCCACATTGATACTAAAGTATAGCGTAAATTTGTTAACTTGTCAAGTTTTAATTACATAAAAATTATCAAAGGTAGTAAGCATATAATTGTTTTGTTTTGTAAATTCATCTACTGCTACTTTTACTGAAATCCACTTGTAATCATCGCCGCATATAAATTTACAATCTTTAAAATATTCTAATTGGCTTGCAACTTGTTCAGTTCCGTGATGAGCATCTAAGTATGCGAGATCAAATTTAATTTTATTAGTAACTTTCCAATCTTCGAAATCTTGCGGATAAACATCTTTAAGTAAATTAAATTTAGGATGTTGTTTTATTATTTGATCAAATACATCTTTCTGAGGTCCGTCAAAGTATTTTTTTAAATAATCAATATCAGGATTAAATCTTTGATTAATATTTCTATCTATAAATCTATTTTTTGTTTTTTTGTTAAAAACCATTTTTGATGCTTTTGCCATAGAAAAATTGTCAACTACGTAGAAATTTGATTGTTCTGGAATAGCATTCAACCAAGCCCAGGTGCTTCTCCCATAGCCGCATCCTACTTCAACAACATTCGAATTAACAGATAACTGCTGTGCAATTTCATAATAATGTATGTGTTGATTAGAATCAGTAAGTCCGGGAATTTGCTCTGCACTTGTTATTTTAAGTTCTATATTACTTAATCTGTGTGCTTGACTAGCCAATGGTGAAACCGTACCCTACGCCGCCTGGAATTTGAGTTGCTACTTCGGCTTCTAGTTTTTCCATTTCAGACTGAGCTTCTGATTTTAGTGTATCACCATTTAACTGTGATCCACCTTGTGGGCCTGCAATAGTAGCAAATTTAGATCTTGCTTCGCCTAGCATATATTTGCAGGCTGCAAGAGTGTAATCTTTAATCCATTGTTTTGCAAGATAGTCGTCTAGCAACTGTTCATTAGGTCTATAGTTGTAGCAGTATAAAAGAAGTTCCTCTTCTGCTCTAGGACGTTGTAGTAGAGTTAACTTTTTAGTTGCTGTGTTCCATTTAAATTCAATAAATGACCCAAACATACGTCCAACAAGTTCTTGGTATTGTGAAAAGAAATCATATGTTGCTAAGCCGCCCATATTAGAACTTGCTAGCAAATAAGTGTTTGTGTATGCTAAGTTAAACGGTTCAAATAATGTGCCGCCATCGCCGCCACCACTTCTAGAACCTATGCTCCTTCTAAATAGTTTTCTTACTTCTATAACTTCTGACGGTAAAACATAGTCGTTTTGATCTACTACAGTAGGCATAAACATATAAGATTCTTCAACTGAGTTATCACTTCGCTGTCTAAATTTAGAAAATGCTTTTTCCAGTGCGGTTTCGTAATGTATAGGGTCTAATTCTACATCAACCATTCCACCGCCAAGGAATGTGTTTACATAATCAAAGATTTCTTGCTTTTTTGTTACCAAGTTTGACATAAGTTTATTCTCCAATAGTATTTATCGAATAAATATGTGTATGCCAAGATTATCGTTATACAAACCAGAGAAAGGAAAAGACTACGAATTTTTAGATCGTCAGATTGAAGAAATGTTCACTATCGGCGGTACAGACGTATATGTACACAAATATATAGGTACTGACGACGGTACAACTGTTAAAGATGAAACACAAATACAAGATATGGTGTTTTTAGAAAACAGAGATAGAAAATACGATCCTGATATCTATAAACTTCGTGGTATTTACAATGTACAGGATATAGATTTTGATCTAAGCCAATTTGGTTTGTTTTTATCCAATGATACTTTATTTTTAACTATACATATACGCAATTCTGTAAAAACCCTAGGCAGAAAAATAATGCCGGGTGATGTTATTGAGCTTCCTCATTTAAAAGATGAATATGCTGCAAATGATTATTCTGTTGCTCTTAAAAGATATTATGTAGTAGAAGATGTAAATCGTGCAGCAGAAGGATTTACACAGACTTGGTATCCGCACTTATATAGACTGAAATTAAAACAGATTATGGATAGTCAAGAATACAAAGAAATACTTGACTTGCCAATGGATGCTGATGCGCCAGGTGAAGGTACCTTACGTGATTTATTAAGCACATATGAAAGAGAAATGCAAATCAATGATGCGATTATTGATGAAGCAGAAGCAAATGCTCCTAAGAGCGGCTATGATATTAGCCATTATTATACTCTAAATACTAACGACGAAGGTAGAATAGAGCTTACTACAGCAGACGAAACAGATATTGATGCTAGCGGTCTTAGAGAAACAGACGAAATACAAACGCCGCCAGATAGGTCGGGTTATAGCGGATACTTGCTAGGTGTTGATGAAGCACCAAATGGTGCAGTATTTGGTTCTGGCATAAGTTTTCCAAGTGAAAGTGAGGACGGCGATTACTTCTTAAGGACTGATTTTATGCCTAAAAGATTATTTAGATTTGATGGAACTAGATGGGTTAAAGTACAAGATAGTGTAAGACACACACTAACAAATACTGATACTAGAAACACAGTTGTAACATCATTTATTAATAACGATAATGTAAGTAATATTGGTGGTGAGCAAGTAGTTGAAAAACAAGGTATTTCTCAAGCACTTAGACCCAAGGCAGATAACTAATGCAACATTTTTACGACGGACAAATTAGAAAATATGTTACTCAGTATATAAGAATGATGAGTAATTTTTCTTACAAAGATGCTAAAGGTAATCTAGTACGTATTCCAGTGCTGTACGGAGATTTAACAAGACAAGTTGCTCATATTATTAGAGACAACTCAGAAAATAAAATTCCAAGTGCGCCAAGAATGGCTGTTTATATTACAGGACTAGAGTTAGATAGAGCAAGAGTAAGTGACAAAACATACACAAACAAAGTTAACATTAGAGAAAGAGCATATGACGCACAAGGCAAAGAATATTTAAACGTACAAGGAAAAAACTATACGGTTGAACGTTTGATGCCAACTCCCTACAAATTAACAATGAATGTTGATTTGTGGACAACTAATACAGATCAAAAATTACAAATAATGGAACAAATTTTAGTACTGTTCAATCCTAGTTTAGAAATACAAACTACAGACAATTATATAGACTGGACCAGTTTAAGTGTAGTTGAGTTAGACCAGGTAAACTTTAGTTCTCGCTCAATACCTGTTGGCACAGAATCAGAAATTGATGTAGCTCAAATGACTTTTAGTAGTCCAATATATCTAAGTGCGCCGGTTAAGGTAAAACGCCTAGGTGTTATTACAAATATTATCACAAGTATATTTGATGAATCGCAAGGAACTATTGAATTAGGATTAAGTGGGCCTATTGTAAATGCTTACGAAGAAGATGCCGTAGGAGCAATTGATACTCCTGGGAATCGGCTAACAGGAACAGAAAGTCGTGATGTAGATAAAGTAGTTACAGTAAACTACGAGCAATACGGAGTATATGTTTCTGGAAACAGTATACAAGTAATCGATAAAAATGTTGTAGGAACTGTAAACTGGCGCGAAATATTAGAAACAGAACCGGGCACATACGAAGCAGATATCAGCAGAATATATATTAATAAACTAGACACAGATACACAAATTACAGGCACAATTACACTAAATGAATTAGATGAAACTAGATTAGTAGTTAACTGGGACGCAGACAGTTTTCCAGATGACGATGTCATTCAAGGCAGAACTAGTATAGATTATATTATTGATCCTAGCACTGTTAATCCAACAGATCTAAAAACTACAGGTTTACGTATATTACTGTTAGGTAGTATTGGCTCAACAGAAAATACAGACGGGCCTGATGCTTGGAAAAATTCAAACGGTAGTGATTTTATTGCTAGCGAAAACGACATAATAGAATGGAACGGCTCACAGTGGTCTATTGTGTTTGATGCTTCAGCAACAAATACAGTAACACATACAACAAATCTAAATACCGGCATACAATATAGATGGAACGGTACTGATTGGTTGTTGAGTGTTGACGGTGACTATCCAGTTGGTGCGTGGCGACTTAGTTTGCCAGGTTAAGTCTTTACCAGCATTAATCAAATATAATTAATTGTATGAAGGAAAAAATAGTATGCAGTGGAGCTCTGCTCTATGCTCTTGATACAAATAGATTTTTATTTTTACACCGTGCTCAAAGCAAAAGAAGTGATGTTTGGGGATTAGTCGGTGGAAAAAATGAAACCGCGGAGACTCCTTTTAAAAGCCTACTAAGAGAAATTAAAGAAGAAATTGGTGATTTAGAAATTAAAAAAACAATGCCTCTTGAAACATTTGTTAGTACAGATTCAAAATTTAGTTTTCATACATATCTCTGTATAATACCAAATGAATTTATTCCAAAATTAAATGAAGAACATGACGGATATGCATGGGTTAGATTTGGCAAGTGGCCTAAACCATTACACCAGGGACTGCGTAATACATTACAAAGTAAATTAAATTTAACAAAACTAGAAACAGTTTTTAAAGTTATTGAACTTTTAGAATAGGATAAAAAAATGAGCGAAGAAAAAAATGCAATGAAATTTGATTGGGGCATAGAAGCACCCTTTACTAATGCTACAGACTATTGCGGTAAAATTTTAATATTTGAAAAAGCACATAATAAAACCTCTATGCACTTTCATAAAAACAAACATAAAACTTATTTTGTAAATGCAGGTAAATTTAATATAAGATATATAGATATTAAAACTGCTGGCATATTTGATGTTGAGATTGAAGAAGGTAACACATATGAAGTTCCGCCGCTCCAGCCTGTACAAATAATCGCGCTAACAGACGGATGTTCTCTTATGGAGGTTAGCAATTCTGTTGATAAAGATGATATCTATCATGTAGGATTCTAAATGCTTCCCATATTAACACAACAAGACAGATATAAAAAGGATATGGCTAATTTTAGATTACAAATATCTGAAATAAAAGACCCTATTATTTTAAAAAAGGCAGAAGATTTATTATTTGAAATTAAAATAACTGCTGAAAAAATTGATGATCATATTCTGTCTACGGGTCCTGTAAGTCATTCTTTCTTACAGGATACTAAAGACTACCTAACAAAAAAACGAATAGAGCTCACTCAATTACTTAAAGACTTTAAACGCTCACAATTGATTTAACTTGGATGTTTCCTACCATAACACCGTGAGTTTGACACTGATATCTGTACCCGCCGCTTATATTTGCAGGCACTTGCCAATACAAAACACCTGAAGTTTTTCCTTGTGCATTACTTCCGGTACTAACTGT